AGAAAATTTTCAGATTTTTATAGTGCAGATTATAAAGTAAGAAAACCCTTTAATGCAAATCTAATTGCAGGTGGGGGTTGGAATATTACTTATTCTGGGTATACCCCCTTTACTTCTAATGTATTATTTGCAAATAATACTAAAAAAATTGAAATTACTAGTAATACAATTATTGGGTCAAGTACTACGGGCGCGAATGTATTTTCCATATCAGGTGGCTGGAGAGGTGATTTAATTATTATCAATAATGGATCAATAATTGGCGCCGGCGGAGATAATCCAAGCGAAATAATATCTACAAAATCGGGTGGGCATGCTCTTGGTATATCTAAATCAAACGTAGATAGTAACATTAAAATTATTAATTATGGATTTATTGCTGGCGGCGGTGGGGGTGGCGGCACAGGAGGTCAAGGGGGCGAAGGCGAATGGCAATATACTACATATAGTAATACACAAACCGCAAATTCTATTATTCGTTGGAGAGGGTATAGAAAAGACAATGGTGCAGATTATCCTGGATATGACGTTTGGCCATACAACTCAACATATACTAAATCAACAGGTACATTAGTTAGATATACACCCACTTCAAATTCTTTAGAAATACAGCAAGCACAAAATAGTGGATATTATACAACCTATTCCTTTGGTCAAGATCATTGGTACTATGATGAATTGCAGCCAAATTTAAGAGTTAGAATTGCTGCTATAGATGCAGGGGGTAATAGTAGATATAGGCCTTATTACGCAGGACAATTATTATATTTTCATTATGTAGGTCCGGAAAACACTGAGCTTGCAGTGACCATTGATAATACATTTCCATCGGATGGATTCGCAGGAACCTTATATAATCTATCAGCTTTAGATAGACCAATTCTAACCTCAACTGTAAGGTCTCATATTGCTACTACATGGGGAACTAACTCTACTGTTAATCAAACTACCCCAAGTGAGGATGGTAAAATATTTACTGTTACAGTTAGTAGTGGTACAGGAATAGGTACTGATGCGGATCCGTATAAAGATTTTCATTATACTAGAGTAAGTACTACATCTTCTTGGAGAACAACAGGATACTCTCATAGACCAGGCACAGCACATTGGCCTAAAAATATGTGGACCGGTAAAACTACATCGCTTAAAGGTGGATATGATCCGAAAGACGGGGTTTCAAATACTTTATTTGGTCAAAAAGTAGCTACTGGGGCAGCACAAACTAGAACAATAAATAATTCTAATACAAGTTCGTTATGCATTTATAATGTGCCAGCAACTGTAGGTGGTACATCATATCAAGGGGTAGTTACTTTAGATTTATTTTACTATCCAACATACAATATATACGGTAGTTTAGGACATCCTTGGTATTATTTGCATTATAATGATACTAATGGGTATGATGGTGGTCTTTTATTTATTTCATCTTCTGGTGGATTAACGTTTGGTGGTGGATTTTCTACAGGATTTACTACCGCAGTAAGAACGTCCATACCTTCGATAAATTATAGAAAAACAGCAAGAAGAGCAGGCGGTGCCGGGGGATCAGGGCAAGGATTTACGCAAAGTAGAACTAATGGCGTAGCTGGTAGTGCTCAATTTGAAAATGCAGGTCAAGGCGGTACAGGTGGTAATGGTGGGGAGTACGGAGAAGATGGTGTTACTGGATTTGTAGGTTATGTAGGATATATTGCAAATGCAAATATAGTAGGCGCAAACATAGAACCACTACTTGGCAATATTGGCGGGTATGGCGGCAATGCAATCTATGGCACTGTAGATTTTATTGCAAATTATGGCAATATATATGGTAGGTATAACGATAATAGATTAGACGACGGATTAGGTAGACCCACAGGTGATGGTAACGTAAGACCTCGTTATAGAGCAGGCACATAAATAAAAAATAATTAGAGAAATTTATGAAATATTTAAAACATTACTACGTTTTAGCAGATGATTTAACTTCCTTTGTATACTATACAAATGTTCCTCCAACTGGTAGAACTTTACCACAAATTGATTCTTTATCAGTTGTTGCAACGGTTAAAGATCCAATGGGTATAGATGTATGTTTTTCATACTGTCCAAATGAATCAGATATTTCAGCATATTCTGCACCTGGATTATTTGAAATATCTTATGAGCAATGGATAACAGAAATACAAGAACATTTTTTAAATAATAAAAATGAAAAGATACACAGAGTATATAGATTTGCGGCAAATAATAAAAGACCTCTTGTAGAGGATTGGTTTTTTCCTACAGAATTTTCTTTATTTAATTATAAAAAAGAACAAGCAGATCTAGCAATCAGCGCAGCAACGGATGTAGATGCTGATTTAATTGCACCATCTTTGAAGTTGGAAGCATCTATTAGGGGCATTTCAACGAAAGACCTTGCACAAAAAGTTATTGCAAATTTTAATTTTTATATTGATTATGAATCCAAAGTATCTGGTGCAAGAGGCAAAGCAGTAGATGAAATCGCAACATTTACTTTGGATTTGACATCCTTAGAAACAATTAAACAATCTTTTGATAATATAGATAATTATGATTTTGTCTCTGTATTTGAAGCACTTGAAATATAAAAGAGATTAAAATGCCAAAATTAACAGAATTACCCGTAGCATCAACTAGAAATAATAGTGACAAAATTTATGTTTCCCAATCGGAAACATCAAGACAAATGACAATTGGTACACTTTTTGCTAATATCAATCTTAGTATATTACCATTGCATTCAAATAATACTGTAGCATTAGCCGCTGGATTGACCTCAGGTGCAGTATATAGAACTTCAACCGGGGAATTACGTATAGTAGTTTAAAATGGTTTTTGAATTGAATAATGATAATTTTGAACTATTTGCAATAAAGCATTATGATAATAGAAATTGCAAAGGTATGGCAGAATTTTTAGATGACCTTAAAAGATTTAAGTATGTAAAACGTCTTTTAAAGAAGAGTCAAAAAGATAATGAATTGCATCAAAGGTTAATATTAAATCATTTGATTATAATTTATAATTTATTTGGCATTGATGCTGCAACAAAAATGTTATTTTTTAAGGTTGATAAAAAATATTGGAGTGATTTAAAAACTTTTTTGGTATTTTTAAACTATATGCCTGATAAAATTTTTATAGATAAAAACACGACAATAATAGATTCAGACATTTCCATAGATTTAGAAATTGCAAATAAATTAAGAAGAATATAAAAATGGGCAAATTTGTAGATTCTATAATAGCATATCGAATATTAAAAATATTAACTACACCCTTTGAGGAAACAGATGCCTATAAACTAGGTATAATAGATTCAAAAGGTAAAGAGTTAATACCTATGAGATATCTAAATACCGTTGAAAAACGGGATGCATATACATTATTACATAGATTAGTTTTTAGATTAAAAAGAATAATTGAACGTGTTCCTATTGATAATAAAAAAATAGCATCTTTTGCTGCTGCATTATCATTAGTTAGAGAATGTGTGGAAAAAGATCAAAATATTCCGGCTGATCTAGAAATTAGATTTATAAATAAAATGCAAGAAGATTTAGATATTGAAATTAATGAAGTTCATACATTTTTAAATGAAAACAAAATATTTAGTTTTAAGCAATACAATGAAGAAATGATTGCAAATACTAGTGCAGTTTCTCCTATAGGTGTTGCTCTTACAAATAAAGGTACTGAACCATCTTATTTAGAAACAACTGTTGCTATTAAAAAATTACCGAAAATGATTAGGAGAAAACAAAATGTTTAAAAAACTATTTGACAAAATTGCAAATATTTTTGCCCCAATTGGCGCAGCAACCGGCAACACTCCTTTACCTGAAAATAAACCACATCCTTTGGATGGTCCTATCAGAGCAGCTCAAGAAAAAACATATGCACCTTATAAAACAGAAACGCCGGCACCTATATCATCAACACCCCCAGTTGCAAATACCAATACAATTTCAATTGTCGAAGAAAGTAAACCAATCGAAGCAACTGTAACAGTTGAGCCTCCTAATACTGTTGAAGTAGTTAAAGTACAAAAAGTAAAAAAACCAAGGCAATCACCAAAATTAAAAGCATCAACTAAAGTGGTCAAAAAAACAAGAAAAAAAGGACAGCAATAATGGAAACTTTTGATACAGATACCAAAGTTGCAGTTTTACAAAATGAAATAAAAAATTTGACTCAAAGTGTTATGGACTTTAGAAGAGATTCTAGAGAACAGCATTTAGAAATGCTATCAAAAATAAATTCTTTAAATGAAAGATTGACTCTCATAGAAAGGTGGAAATGGATGGTATTGGGTGGGGCAGTTGTGATTGGCTACATGCTATCTCATATGAAAGTTATTCCAAATATTTTTAACTAATCTGTATTGTAGATTTCGTAGTTATTCTTTATAATAAGGCTTAAAGGAGCCTTGTTATGTCTTTGTTTCTTGATGTTAAGTATTTGAAATTAATAAGCAATCGTCTACAACTATTCAAACAAAAAAATGATTTTCTTTATAATTGTAGGTGTCCTATCTGCGGAGACTCTGCAACAAAAAAGAATAAAGCGCGCGGATATTTTTACAATGTAAAAAATAGTTTGATGTTCAAGTGTCATAACTGCAATGCATCTATGCATTTTGGTACACTATTAAAGCAACTAGATGGATTTCAATATAATAGTTATGTAATGGAAAGGTTTTCTGAGGGACTTCCCTCAAATCAACCCCATCAGAAAAATGAACTATTTAAAATGTCTGAGCCTGTTTTTGAAAAAAAGAATGAGACTTTGCTTGATTCGTTATTAGATAGGCTTGATAAATTGCCTAGAGATCATATGGCTGTTCAATTTTGTGATAAAAGAAAAATACCACATACTAAATTTGATAAAATCTATTATATAGATGATATGAGAAAAATATCTCAGTTATCTGAAAAATATAAAGAAAAAATAAAAACAGATGAACCTAGAATTATATTTCCTTTTTATAATGAAAATGGCTCATTGATAGGAATTACTTGTCGAGCATTAAATAACGAGTTTATCAAATATATTACTATAAAAATTAAAGAAGATGAAGAACTAATATATGGTGTTGATAAATTAGATAAATCAAAATTAATTTATGTAGTTGAAGGTCCTATTGATAGTTTGTTTTTGCCTAATTCCATAGCTGTATCAGGCACTGCATTTAATAAAATACAAACTCTAAATTTACCAAAAGATAAATTAGTTATTATTTTTGATAATCAACCCAGAAATAAAGAAGTTGTTAAACTATTAGATAGAGTAGTTGAAAATAATTTTCAAGTGGTTATATGGCCGCAGTTTCAAGAAGAAAAAGATATTAATGATTTGGTTTTATCAGGAAAAGATCCTTTAAAAATTATTAAAAATAATATATTTAAGGGACTAGAAGCAAAAAATAAATTTATTGCATGGAAAAGGTGTTAAATGAAAGTTAAATTAATAAGTTATTCTACTCCATCTATAGTAGATGAAGATAACAGTTTATCAAATATACAAGAATTGATTGCATATTGTGCTAGGGTATCTAATCCTGCGAATCAATTAAATACTGAAACATCCGAAAAATTAATCAATTATTTGATTAAAAACAAACATTGGAGCCCATTAGAAATGGTGAATGTTTGTTTGGAAGTTGAAACCACTAGAGATATTGCGAGACAAATTTTAAGGCATAGATCTTTTTCGTTTCAAGAATTTAGCCAGAGATATGCAGACCCAACAAAAGAATTAGATTTTATATTACGCGAAGCAAGATACCAAGATACTAAAAATAGACAAAACAGTCTAGATGTAGATTTAAATAATGATAAAGATAGACAAGTATCATATCAGTGGGAAATGATGCAACAACGAGTAATTACAGAAGCTAAATCTGCATATGAATGGGCAATTAGTAAAGGTATAGCTAAGGAAATTGCAAGAGCTGTTTTGCCAGAAGGTAATACTGTTTCTAGACTGTATATTAACGGAACTTTAAGGTCATGGGTACATTATATAGAAATTAGGTCAGGTAATGGTACACAAAAAGAACACATTCTTATAGCAAGAGAATGTGCTAATGTTATAAATAAAGTATTCCCCATGGTAAATGATTTTGTATCGGAGTGAAATATGAATACTCGTAATGATGTTGAAAAATTTATGTTATTAGGTGACCAAAATGTAAAGACTGAAATTTCTACACAATTTGATAGCCAATCAAAGTTATATTTCGAACTAGTTAAAGAAGAATTTTTAGAATTAACTGATGCTTTTCAAAATTCTGACATCGTTGAAACTGCAGATGCCTGCGGCGATTTAATATGGGTAATCGAAGGATTGTGTCATTCTTTGGGAATCCCATTACAAAAAGTATGGGATGAAATCGCCAGATCAAATTTTTCAAAAACAGTAAATGGACAATTAGTTAAAAGAGAAGATGGGAAGGTATTAAAACCATCTACATATTCTCCCCCAAATATTAAACAAATTTTAGGAAATTAGGATAAAAATAAAAAAATGGATACAGTTTTCAATGGTGTCGTAGTTGATTATTCTCGAGATACATTATTTGATGAATTGGGATTAAAACGATTAAAAGAATCTTACATGAAAGACGATGAAAAATCCCCTCAAGAAAGGTTTGCATATGTCTCAAAGGCTTTCTCTTCCTCGCCGGAACATGCTCAAAGGTTATATGAGTACAGTAGTAACCATTGGCTCAGTTATTCTACTCCCATTTTGTCTTTTGGGCGTTCTCGTCGTGGCCTGCCTATTTCATGTTTTTTACCTTATTTACATGATAGCGCAGAAGGTTTGGTGGATTGCCTTGCAGAAGTGAATTGGTTATCAATGTTAGGAGGGGGAATTGGAATCGGTCTTGGAATACGTTCTGCTGACGATAAGTCTGTTGGTGTTATGCCTCATCTTCGTACCTATGATGCTAGTTCTTTGGCTTATCGTCAAGGTCGCACTCGTCGTGGTTCTTATGCTGCTTATTTGGATATATCTCATCCCGACATTCTTATATTTTTAGAAATGAGAAAACCTACAGGTGATCCGAATATGAGATGTTTAAATCTACACCATGGTATCAATATTACAGATGACTTTATGCAATTAATCGAAAAATGCATGTTGGATCCATCTGCTGATGACACATGGCATCTAAAAGATCCACACAATGGTGAAATTCGTGATGCAGTATCAGCAAAAGAATTATGGCAAAGAATTCTTGAAATGCGTATGCATACAGGCGAGCCCTATATTCATTTCATTGATACAAGTAATAAACATTTGCCTTGGTATCAAAAAGAAAAAGGATTGTCAATTAAACAATCAAATCTTTGTAGTGAAATTGTATTACCAACTGATAAAGATCGAACCGCAGTATGTTGTTTGTCTTCATTAAATCTGGAGTATTATGATGATTGGAAAGATAACGAACTTTTTCTTCGGGACGTGGCCGAGATGCTTGATAACGTTCTACAGTAT